GTGGGTACTCCGACGATTCATGAATATATGGCCGCCGGTGGAGAAATTGGCTGGGCCACGACGGCGCCGCAATCCAAGGTGCATATTCAGGATGGACAACTGCAAATATCCCGTTCTTCTGGTTATTCGGGAATCCGTATAGAGCGCACGGATGTCAACAAAAAATTTGAACTGTTTCAAGAAAGTAGCTATTCCGGGGTGGCGTTTTCTCCAACCAGTTATTTTGCCATTGGAACGGAAACAGGCTGGGGACAAAGCGGGTGGTCGGAAAAAGCCCGGATGGATTCGTCCGGGAATTTCGGACTGGGAGTCACTCCTTCGTACAAACTGGATGTCAGTGGATCGTTCCGTGTCACCGCTTCGTCGGACTCAAACACCCCTTCTCATGTGGCGGTTCAGACAGGTTCCGATAATGTATTCAAGTGGCAAACGTGGGGAACGTTCGTCAACAACCTTGCGGCCAGTGGGGGCGTTGGCGGTGGCAATATCGGCGGGACGGGATCGGCGGGGTACGTGGCGAAGTGGATCGCCGGGGCCACGATTGCTAACAGCATTATTCAGGACGATGGGACAAACATTGCCATCGGCAAGACGCCGACGGCGGGAATCAAACTGGACGTGGACGGGGTGATCCGGGGTTCGTTGTTGCAGGGCCCAGGCTCAACGGGTGCAGTGGGCTCGATCACGGTGAAGGGATCCAAGGGCGGGTACAGTGGTATCAATTTCACAAACCTTTCCAATGCCAATATGGGTAGTTTTCTAGCGACCACGCAATATAGTGGGTACATGTCCAGTGATGACGCTACGTGGGATTGGAGATGGACGAATGACACGTTGACCGAGGGGAAAGTGCCGGCGGCGCGGATTCCCGACCTGGCCACATTTATTGACGACGAAGTTGATCGGCTGTTGGTCGCCAATAATGCAATCAGCCTCAGTTATACCGGGGCCGGGAACACGCTATCAATCAGTGCCCGGTACGACAATTCCACGATCAAGACAAACATTGATAATCAACTCTATGTCAATCCGGGTGAGATACCGCTTTCTGGATTGAAGGGTGTCAGTGTCGGTGGGATGATCGACAATCATATCCTGAAATACGTGGCCGGATCGTGGATCGCCGCGGCCACGGCAGCTGACGATGACAGTTTGAAGACAGTGGATTGGGATAACTTTGTGGACCGGACCAATCACCACATAGACATAAACGCCAAGGAATTGGGGGGCGTTTATCTCCTCGACGGGTACAGCACAAACGATCTATTTGTGCGCGTGGATGGTAAGATTCGCTTCTTTGACGATTCTCCTGTAGGCACTCCTTATGGGGGTTCGTTTGGGGGGGAGTACTACAACGGGAACTACCAGGGGCAATGGTGGAATATTGACGGAGATAAAAAGTATGAATGGAAATTGGGCGCGGCAAATGCAATGATTTTATCTGCGACTGATCTTAACATGCAGAATCGTAATATTAGTAGCGCGAACGACATTGTGGCCAATGGAGCTGTTTTCGCGAAGAACAGACATTACGCATGGAATGGCTCCTCCTGGGAGGGAGGAGTCAGTTCGGGTGGCGATTATAAAGTGGTGACGAATCTTCGATGGAAAGGAACTACCTTGCAACATAAGTACCGGATACACAAAGTTGTAAACGGAATTGTCGTAGTACTTGTTGCAGAAAGTGATTGGGAGAACGTACCATGAGAAAACTAATCTTACTACTACCCTTGATCGTGATCCTGCCATCGCATCCCCAGGATGAGATGTATATCAGGGTCTATGCCAACACGACGATGACTGATGGCGGAAAAGCCTACGTTGTGTTGGAGGAGGATTTCAACGAGTTTGTCCGACTGATGAAAGAGGCACAAGCTCAATTGGCGGCCAAACAACAAGAGATTGATGATTTGATTCGTCAACGGCAGGCGTTGGTGGAGGCTCGGGACCGGGATCAGGCGACGAAGAAATTATTAGTTTCCGAGAATGTAGCGGCAGCCGCAGAGAGAGCCGGAGTTACCGTGCTAGTGGAAAGTTTAGATCCTCAAGAACGTCAGTTGATTGAGGATGCAGTTAAGGCGGTGATTGCCAAACGGCTGCCGACTCCTACACCGACTCTGGCGGTGATTGTCAAGCCGACGGATACGCCGACTATCGGAGTGAGACCCACGGCTACACCCACGCCTTCCGCTACGCCGGTGTATACACCGACGCCAACAATGACACCGACCAAATTAGCAGTGAAAGGGTAAAAATGATGTTGGAAACCGTTCTATTTTGTGTCGCCCTGGCCAGTACCGAGATTGAGACGCCGGTAGCGGTTCCCCTGGTGGAATCCGTTACGGAGACTGTGACTGTGGAAAAAGCTCAATATGAAAGCCTGGTCAAGGAAAACAAGACCATGAAACAAGAGATTCAACGCCTTCAGCAGAAGCGGAACCAGCTGTTGGCCGAGAACGACGCCCTGGCCTCCGAGGTAGCGGTTTGGAAACAGAGGCTGTCGCGGGTGCTTCGGTGCGCCACGATCCAGGAGGCCATTGAGGAATTGAGGGCGGTATTGGGAGGGCAGGAGGCAGGAGTATCTCAGGCTCCGCCCGAGCAACGTTGATTTTTTTTCTGGATCCAAATTACAGCAGGTGAAATATGCCGGTAGCTCCAATCAACGGAAAGCAAGAGGCAATCGACAACCTCAAGGAGGATGTGCGCGAAATCTTCAGCCGGATACATAAGATTGAGGTGGAGGGCTGCGCGCACGGAAAACACGTTGCCATGCAAGTGACCGAACTCAAAGAAGAAATAAAAAAAAGTAAGAACTTACTTTGGATTATCCTCCTCGTGTTGGCGGCCACCCAAGGGCCGCAGGTTGGGGACCTGCTGGCCGTAGTGAAAGCCCAGCAGGCGGCCATCGAGGCGTTGCAATTGGAAGTGCAGAGTTTGAAGGCGAGAGTAAGTAAACTGGAAGGAGGGAGGGGGCAATGAAGCAATGGGCATTTTATATATTTTGCTTAATCAGTCTAATGCTGACCATGGAAGTCAAGTATCATGGCCTTCCACATTCCGGTTATGCGCAATTGGTCGAATGGACGTTTGAACAGAATAATCAAAAACTGAATGAATCGTTTCTGGCACGGGCTTCGATATGGGATGATTTTTTGGGATGGTTTCATTTGGACATACGTAATTATGCCACGGGATTTGTTTTTCACGCGGTGTTGTCTCTCTTGGCATTAGGCTGTCTAATATCGATTCTGTGGCGTGATTTGGAAATCAAAAATCCGTTGCTGATCATATTAGGTATCGCGGCATTAACGTTCGCAGATGACCGTATATTACCGTGCACGTATGTGAGCCCAGTTATGGCTTTGACGGGGACACCAGCAGCGGTGGCGCACGCGTTGGGATTCGTTGTGATTCTATTTATTTTGAGAAAAAAATATTACGTGGCGGCGATAGTGTTTACCATGGCGTGTGCATTCAATCCACGGGGAACATTTGTACTTGGTTTGGTACTGGCGGTTTGTATTCTGTACGGCTCGCGGCGGTCCTGGCCGGCGCTTCTGATACCTATGATCTGGGGAATCGTACAATATGTTCGGATGGATACGGGAGAACCGCTGACTCTGATTGATCAGATTATCCAACGTGATGGACTTGAATCATCGGTCCCATTAATTAAAATCTGGCCATTATTGACATTTTTATTGATATTTCCGTTGTTTGCGGCGTTGAACAAGGATACTCCCAATAGGTTCCACTGGATAGGCATAGTAGTGGAATTTGTGAGCCTAGGCGTGTTAGTAGGCGGTTGGATTTATCAGGCATGGCTGTATCCGTATTGGCCAGTGCCGGCGGTTTGGTTACTGTCGCCAATACGTGGAATGAGTTATTTGGTGTTGTTCGTTCATTTGGTACTTATCTGTTGGATCAACAAAAATGTACCGGCGGTGCGGCGTGAGTTGGTTCTTGGCGTGCTGGCGCTTACGTATCTGGTTGGTGTAGGATATCCATGGGCCTGGGTTGTTGCGGGCCTGGCGGCTCTGGTGGCGTACGTACCAATTACGCCATTGGTAGCGGCGGCGTTGTGTATAGGGTTGTTGACTATACAATTGATGCGTATGGAAAAGGGACCGCAGATTTATTCTGTGACAGTATGGGATCAAGCCCATGATTGGACAAATCCAAAATTAAACAATGAAAAGGGAAAATGATATGTTGCAGTAAATTATATTGATGAATAATTGATTGATCGGTTGGTCTTTGGAAAACGGAAAATGTCCATCAATGGAATAATTGAAAATGGATATGAGAAAAAAAGAAACTGATGAAAAAGAATTTCAAGAGAAACAATATGGAAATTCTGGCGGTAAATTTATTCATCAATGTCCCTTTGGTAATGGTGATTCATACCGACAAGGCATTCGTTGGATTCAAGAAACTATGGACCGTCTGTCGTATATTGAAAATTGTATCGGGGAAATCAAGAAAAATGGAATAAATACAGCTAGCCGTATTGAGGAGGTGAGGCAGGAAATAAAATTCTGGTCACGTATTGTTTCACTGGCGGTAGGTATACCAGCCGTTATTGTTGCGATTTTGAAAATAATTTCAGAATTTCAGGTTCATGTACCAAAATAAATAATCATTTTTGAAAGGTGGAACATGAAACAATTTCCGAACGATCCTATAATTACAAAATCAATGATTGAGATGGCATTGATACTGCTGATTTGTATAGTGATTTTAACATTGGTAAGCTGAGTCAAATAAATTTTTGACCCATATTTTACACACGAAAGGCTGTTACTATCATGAACGACAATATCAACAAATCAAACAAGGATGACAAGAGCGGAATCAGTGCGCAGAATATGCGCCTCAGGGTTTACTATCCATCAGAGGGTTCGCCGGCATTTTCACTTAGCCGTGACGATTTGATAAAAATCGGCAAGGGCGCATTGATTGTGATTGGTGGAGCAGCATTAACTGCTTTGGCTGATTGGCTCCAAGTATTTTCCGACAATGTTGATTTTGGAGCATGGGAGGCGATCAGTGTCGCTATATTTTCTACACTGATCAATCTGATTCGCAAATTTGTATACGACACCCGGTCATAATATTTAATGAATTAATGAATCCACGGGCGGATTCTCTCCTTGCATTGAGTCCGCACGGATACATTTTTTCCGTGCGGACATTTTTTATTCATCATCATCATCTCCAAAAATACGATTGATCATCATTGTGAAGATGAAAGCAAATATGATGCTGAATATGAGAATGATAAACAATTCTTTCATATGAAATTTTTTCAATTTTCCTTGTGATGAATTTCACGTATGATTACTGATGGAGGGTTGCTAAAAGCCCAAATAAAACATATTAACCAGCCAAGCAATGTCCATCCAAAAAATAGGTTGGTCAGGAATATAGCGGCCTGATTATGATGATGACGGGCATTCGCGATGACAAAAGGTAACAAGTACAATATCAAAAAAATAAACAGTGTAATTAGTGATACAATGATTTGAGCCGCATCGTTTTCGTTCATTGGATTTCCTCCACACGGGATACGTTTCCCTTTTTTTCAACAAGGAAAATTTTGTCCGCTGATCCGATCAACTCGGGTATATGACTGATCATAATGATTTGAATGCCGAGTTGTTTGCTGATCTGGGCAATCATTTCTGCGCCCAGAGCCGGGTAATCTTCTCCTTTCAACCATTTCAGAGGCTCATCAAGAATCAATGTTGAACGGGTTTTATGCTTTTTGATTGACCAAAGGGCTAGCTGAAGCGCGAAGGCGGCTACGTCCACTGCTCCGCCACCAGAACCAGCCATAGGATCAATTTTTTCCCCATCCCTAATAAACGATATGTCAGCATCCATTTTGCCACGCCTTTGAACAAATTCCACACAAAGCTGATAGGGATCGGGAAATACAGCCCGCATTGCTTTTGATACCATTGATGAGAGATGAGTTTGAAAATCCCTTTGAAATTGTGACGCAACATTCCGTACCAGTTCACGGGCCTGGAGAGTATATTCCAATTCCTGTTTTGTGTATTCCAATTCCTGCTCCGCAGCCTTTAGTTGACTGCGGAGCAGATCCCTTTGATTGAAATATTTCTGAAGAGTTTCATTCATTGAGTTTTTTCTCCAAAGCGCGGAACCGGGTTTCAAACCGTTTAATCATCGAATTTAATTTTGTTTCAGTTTGTTGAACCTCCTTTTCCATTTGTTTCAGAACGTTCTGAGCCATATCCCCTTCTGGCTTGAATCCAAAATCTTTTTCAATTGTGTCTAATATCTGACCGAGGCGCCCTTGACTGAATGCTAGATCATTCCGGAATTGTTCCATTTTTTGTTTTATTTCTGTCAATTGTTGAATCAGATTTTTTCCATTCATTTTTCACCTCGAACCATTTGGAACATCCTGATGTAGAGCACTGCGCCCGCAAACATCCGTCCATACCTAGTTGATATCGAATTTTCCCATGTTTACAAATGAGACAATCTATTTTTCCATTAGTCTTTCCATCGCGGCGTATCTGCTCGATGATCAGTTCCCGTGATTCCCGGATCATGTCAATAAGATGTCGAGTGCGGGTCATTTTCCGTTATTGCCTCCAATATTTTCTCCGCCACACGTTTGTCATATTGGTTTTTGAATTTTTTGCTAGACATATATTTTTTGAGCATTTCAAAAAAATCATATTCGTGGACGGTAGCGTTCATTGTGGCTTCCAGAAACTCGTTAAATGTATCCAACACTCGAACGACTTGGGAATCATCTGGGTTGTGAAATACATCCTCGGCAGGTTTGATTGGTATGTCGATGCTCTCGATATGGTTGGTTTTTTTGTACCAAAACCATATTTTAGGTTGATAATCATATTGATCGAACGTTTGACGCGTGAAACTACCCGGGCAAATCACCTTCCTCCCTTCCCTTTCAAAATAAACAGGCATATGATTGTCTCCTGCGACGATCAGATCCATGCCTGGATATTTATCCAGGAGTTGATTTGCATCAATATAATCACAGCCCGGAAAGGGAGGCCTGTCTGGTTCAAATACGTATTCATGAATTAACAAAACCTCTTTGTATCCATTTTGGAGAGTCATTTTTCCCTTGATTTCAATTGATTCAAAATCTTTTGGCTCTGATCCAAAAGGTAATAAGGTCAACAAAACGTCTCCTCCACATTCAACAATACGGGTAGGTTTGGTAGCGACACTAATGATGGACCGGTTCCAATGATTCAGAAAATGTTCCAAAATAGATAATCCTGATTTGAGATACAAATTCAAATTATGAAATGGCAAATCATGATTTCCAGGGATAATAACAGAATAAATGGGGAAACATTCAAAAATCAAATTGAGCAAATAAAAGGAGGGTTTGTGAGAATGGAAAATATCCCCAGGAAATAGAATCAAAGGGTTGTTATGATATGATTGAATATTTTTCAACCAGGCTAGTTTTTCGCATGACGTTTCAATGAAATTATCCTTGCGACAAAAGGGCGTATTTTCCCGCAAGTGTAGATCACCAACCAGGATCAAATCGGGATGTTTCATAGTCATATTTTTTTTGAATTCATTCCACATAATGGACATACCTCCGGCATTAGGGTTTTGAATTTATTTTCCTCTTTTTTCAAGAGTTGTTTTGTATTTTGAATTTTTTTCTGTATTTTTTCCACTTCGGATGTCAATTCAATTAAATGATCCTGATTTTTGATTTGGGTTTCAAACACTTCTGCTGTCTGATCTATTTGTTTCAAATCATCGGATAAATTGATCAACTGTTTCAACGTGTCTATACGTTTTTGTATGGATTGTATTTCATTCAATAGAGATTTGAGTTGATTTATTTTTTTCTTTTGTCCATTCAACCAGATCTGTTTCTTTTCTATTTTTTCATCTAGGCGGATCAATTCATCCAACCCCTCATATTTATCTAGTTGCGCGTGAATTGATCCAATTTGCCTTTCCAAACCATTGATTGTGTTCCGTTCTTTAAATTCAACTTTATTCAAATGAGATATTGTTTGATCAATCACGTCCAGGCCAATAATGTCGTTCAGATACCGGCCTGCTTCTGCTGAACTTTTGGAAATTAGAAATGGCGGATCCAATTGAGAGGAAAAATTGATTGCTTCCAAATTGATAATTTCTTGTATATTTTTGGGCACCGATTGACCCAAGGCATCATATATCTGATTTATTTGATCATCGATTTTTGTCCATTCATACCGGTTACAAGTATTGGAGCGGATACGTTTGATACAGTGGCCTTCATTGAATACTAATTCCACAGAGGTTTCATCTCCCTTTCCGCTCCAGTGAGAGCGGAAATCATCTCCGAGGGGATGATTAAACGTTACCCAATACAGAGCCCGGTAAATAGCCGTTTTTCCTGAATCTGATTTTCCTATGATTACATTCACACCAGGAGACAGATTCAGTTCTGTGTTTTTGTGAGATTGAAAATTTTGAATAACAATCCGGTTAATCATAATTTTTTTTCAAAAAAATACCGGGAGCCGCCGATTTGGAGAATGGGAGGTTTATTGCGGCTCCCGGCAAGTGGGGAATGCGGGTCACCCTGATGGCTACAGGTGACCTTCTCTGATATATTATAGTTGATTTTCATTAATTTTTTCCACATATAATTTCACCAAATCTTCGAACATATCCCACGTCATTGCTACAATAGGTTTTTGATGCGTTTGACGCAGAAAAAGGAAATCAACATTTTTGATCCATTTATACAACATGCGGAATCCACTACCATTTTTTGATTTTTTACATTCAGCCTTAAGTATGTTTCCAATACGTATATCACCATGCACTTCCCGTCCAGCTTGAGCGGCTAGATAGGTCCGCCCCGCGTCAAGTCCGAGTTCACGTAATTTTTTTACAGTCCAATTTTCAAATTCATCACCTATGCGTTTGCTCTTGCTAGTCACGGATATTATTTCCCCTGTATATTCATTCAATATTTAATGCCTTGCTGATTTTTTCCCAATAGGGTATTGTCGCCTTTTTTTTCCATCCATTTGGACCGCCATTGTGAACACGGGCAATACGTTCCCAATTTCCTTCCATCAATGCTTTGCTAGCCCAGCGGTTCATATAGGCCCAAACAATGATTTTGGAATACACCCAATTATTACAGTGTTTCCAACTGTGTTGGATAGTTACTCTCGTTTGACTGTCCAGCCACTCGGCTGCTTCTTTCCAATATGGTTCAGAAATTTGAAGTGGTCCAATCCTCGTTCCGTTGTCGCCCGGTGGAACATTCGTTTTTTTGCCTGATGCTTCCACCTTATTCATCGCTTCCAACAACTTCTCAAATGTAATCATTTTGATTCTCTTGATTCTCCTATTTTGATTCATTGATATTTTGGTTTGCGGTTTGATTTGATAGAATCCTCAATACGGTCCCATATTTTTTTCACTAGATTCCGGATGTATTCCTCCTTGTTATCCGCTTCGATGGTTTTAATCACTTTTGGAATGGATCCAGTAAATGCTCCATCCGTGATGATTCCTTTGTTCTCCTTCCACGTTTCAGTTTCAATCAAATACTCTATACAGCTGCGCAAATCGTCAATGCCGTAATCATATAATATGGGGAATTCGACCTCACGTAATTTGCCGGTTAATTTGTTTTTTGTGATTTTGGCCCGTACCTGTACGCCTATGGGCAAATCAGATTTTTTGATTTTGCGTTTCACTGCTAACCAAACCTCGTGCGAACAGTAAAACCGTAATGCCCTTCCACCTGCCCGTGTCTTTGGCTCAAAACTGATTGGAGAAATGTTATCCCGTGTTTGAGAAATGACGATCAATAGGGACTGTGTATCTTTGATTGCGTGAACGATATCCCTGAGTATTTTGCTGATGAATTTCTGTTTTGATAAATCATACGTTCCCTTGGATGTCTTGCCTGCTGACCTTGCCTTGCGCAATGATTCGAGATGATCCAGCTCCTCTTCTGAAGTCAAAGCATCAAGTGAATCGAGAATGTAAATAAATGGCTTTTTTTTGTCTAAATATTTTTTCACATTCACATAGAACGTTTGAATGGTATCCGAGGAAATTGTTTCAATACGTTTCACGGTCTCCCTACCGAACAAACGTCCCATATCAAACTCATTAGCACATTCGGCGTCATCGTAAATCAATTTATAACTACTCAGGTGGGGAGAGATACAGGCTTCAGCAAATATGGATAAAGCCATCAACGTTTTGCCAGATGAAGGATCACCAATAATATTGACTATTTTCCCTACACCAAAAGCCCCTTCCAAGCAATCACTACAGGCTAAATTGAACAAGGTTGAACCTGACCCGATCAATTGAATTTTCCGGCTGAGTTCTGTTTCTGACGGTTTTTCCCTATTCAAAATAGTCTGTTTGATGCTTTGGATTTTAAGTGGAGGAGTGGTTCGTATCATTGTGATCCACCTTGGATATATTGAATCATTTTCTTTGGATCATAATACCACCGTCCACCAATTTTTCTGGCAAATCCGTTTTTTTGTCCCCAATCCCTTAATGTGACGTGAGTGATCGTAATATTACACTGCTCCTTGATGAGGGATAAAGCAGCACCACATCGCAACAATTTATTTGGTCGATTTGATTTCATTTCATCCTCGAGAATATTAATGGGGGGAGACCAGAACTGATTTTTTATGATTGAGGTCTCCCCCGTTTCTCATTTATTTTTTCTTTGCTGCGCGGATCATGTTATCCTTTGTTTCACGGCAATCATTCCAAAAATCACAATCGTCACATTCCTCTAGCCGGTCGCAGTCTTTTCCAAATTTTCCTCCCGCAGGGCATTTGTGCTCTTTGTCTCCCTTGGACGATTTGGGCGATGGTTTGATTGTCGGGACGGTGGGACGTTTTGGACGTGATGAACTTGAGTCATCTTCTTCATCTTCATCTTCATCAACCTCTTCCTCCTCTGAATCCTCTTCATCCTCCTGGTTTTGTTCTGACTCATCATCCTCCTCCGGTTCCTCTGAATCCTCTTCATCCTCCTCTGAATCATTTTCTTCATCATCATCCCGTTGTGGCTTTTTTATGGATTCCTCCTCCAATCCCAAAAACACCCTTTCCAATTCATCATAGGGAAGCACTTTGAGAATGCGGTCAAGATCAAACGCATCATTCAAAATACTCTCAGGGTAGTCCTTCCGTTCTTCAAAATCAATCCGGTTGACCTTGAGGAATTTATTGCGGCCTATTGATTCCTCCCTGAATCGGCACAATAGAGTATACCCACCAGTTAGGTCGGCAAATCCTGCCCATTCCTCTTGGCCTTCCCTGATTTCCTCTTCCAATTGTTTCCCGAATGCGTGATAGCTGATTTCCCAGAGTTGGATGCCCTTTTCTTCATCATCCAAATCGATAACGTTAAACAGCTCCCGCTCCCGGGGGCGAAGTGCTTCAATGTCTTCATCGTTGGCGTCAGGATTTTTCATCAGTACAGCTCTGTTCTCGCAGATTGGACAGGGTTTTCCAATCGTTTTTGGGCAAATGTATGCTTTTTCCTCTGCGCCAATAGAGTAATGAACGAACACTGTACGTTGATACCACAATTCTCCTTTTTCCACTTCAGGATTGTTATCAACTGTCACCTTGTATGGAATAATATCTAGGCGGTGAATCTTGCGTTTTGGATCAAGCTGAAAAAATTTTGTACCGCCTTCAAGATTGAAACGGGCTCCTCCAGAGCGGTATTCACGTTGTTCCGCGCGTTTGCGGGCTTTTTCACGCATTGAAATACGGCGGGATGTTCTCTCTTCACGTTCACGTCTCATTTGTTTTTATCCTTTCTTTTATGGCTGAATTATGATTACGCCCGTTTGTATGACCGGCGCATTTGTTCCTTGATTTTGTCCCGTGTACCTTTTTTATTTACCCATGATCCATACCGTTCACCAATATTTTGTGGCTCTTTTGGCCCTGAAAAATATTCCATTCCAAAAAGGCGCACAAGATTTTCCAGAGCCACTTTCCGTTGATCCATTGCCCGGACGGCATATTGCATTAATTCCAAATCATATTCTGCCTGAATCAACATTTGGTTTTGATTTTGATATTGAACATTTTGAGCTATACGGGAGGACACTACAGCCTCAGTTATTTTCTCCCCATTGAGCGTGGCTGATGCTCTAATCTCTTGGTCTAGTTGGGATTTTAATAGATTGAGTTGATCTTTGAGCTGTTCACGCCGTTTGGAAGCTTCAGAGGCTGCCTCAGCATATTTCATGAACCGCTGTGGCTGATCTAACCACTCGCAGTCCAGAGCCATTGGATCAATCGCTAGATCATTTTGAAAATCAAATTTATCCTGAATGTCTTTTTTCAATTGTTCATCATTGCGCATCGTTTCTCTCCCTTTGTTATATTATAGAAAAAATCAATCACCGTTTATTACTTCATAACAAGACAAAATCAAATCAGCCATTCCGTTGTCGTAGAATGGCTTACGGAAGCAATCCATGACCAAAGCGGCTTTTGGATTATCTCCCTTTAATAAAATAGTTGAACAATATGCCATGACTGCCCGCCGTACCCGTTCGGGTTCTTGCTGTTTCAATCCTTGGAGAATTTTTGCAATATTTATCCAATTATTTTTTGCCATCAGCTCCCGGCATAGATCAATTGTTTGAGTTTCCAATTCCTGCTCTTTGGCCAGAATTACTTCAATGTCTTCACCTTCCAAATCAAATACCTGATCCAATAGGGATAAAGCCATTCCCAACGAACCATGAGAACGTTCGGCGATTGTTCTCAACGCTTTTGGATCAATTGCACGGTTATTATCCTTACAAACATACCGCAGGCGCTTGAATATTGTTCTTTCATCGATGGGCTGTAGTTCGATATGGATACATCTTCGAATGATCGTCCGCAACAATTTCTGTGGATCGGTCGTGGCTAAAATAAAGATGACGTGATCAGGAGGTTCCTCCAGCACTTTCAAAAGCGCTTCTTGAGCATCAGTCGTCAGCTTGTGACATTCATCAAACAGAAATACCCTGTAAGGAGATTTCACGGGAGCCAGCCCGACAATCCGGATCAAGTTGCGGGCTGTATCAATACCTCTGAAATCTGCTGTGTTCATCTCAGTGTAGTCCGGGTTGTACGATGCCTCAGGTGAATAACTGTTCAACTGTTTGGCGATCAACCGGGCTAGTGTAGTTTTGCCGCATCCTGATGGGCCAGAAATCAAATAAGTGTGAGGTGGATTCCTTCTTGCCAAACACGATTTAACCATTTCAACTGCTGATTCATTACCGATGAAATTTTCAAATTCAGTAGGGCGTAATTGGTTGGCTAGCATGGGATTTCCTTTATTCAGTGATTTCGCCGCATACGATGCAATGATCCTCGGTGTTGTTTTCTTCCAGCTTTTTTTTGAATGACCATTCTGATCCACAGCTACGGCATGGTGATCCCAGTTTGATTTCCTTTTTGTTAGCCCAAGATTCATTTGGGAGTGATGCTTCTGCTTTGATATCGAGAGGTACGATGATCCAATCCCAAACCTTACGGATTTCTTTGGTCATAATGGTATGAGCCCAATTCATAACGCAGTTCAACTCTTCAGGAACTACATCAATAACGATGGAATCGTGGATCTGTCCTACGATCATGGAACGTAGATGATTGCGCAGGAATAGGCGTTGGAGATGGATCAGAGACCATAGTAGACAATGGAAGGCGGCGCCCTGAACGGGATAATTAATCACTTGATTGCGCCGCATTAATCCCCGGCAAATGAAACCGGTATGCATATTGACGACACCAGTTTTTTGATAATTGTCCCACATATTTTCTTTCCATTTTTTGTACACACGGAATTTTTCATTCCAAAACCGGTACTCAACAGATTTAACATGATTTTCAAAATCAGAATAGGTTTTGATTCCTTTATCGGATAAATGTTCCCGTATGGATACGCCCGTGCGGGTTTTGAGATCATACAGTAGGATTGCATTCCATATGTTTTTAGCGCAATTTGCATAATAATCCCCATAAAATTGGGCAAATACAAAACTGTTTTTAGCTGTGAACCGTAATTCGCTTGTCACATCATTTGGATTCAATAAAAACAATTCAATCGCCGTATCACGATGCATATCCCGCCCTGGCTCAGTGATCTCTTTAATCATTACTGGATCCTTGTGATAACAAGCCGCCACTCGAACCTCAAGGCCCGAATAATCCAGTTCAAGTAACATACGATCCTGACGGGGTATGATCGCCCTACGTATGATATTTCCTAATTCAGGGTTACGGTCGGGAATATTTTGAAAATTGATATCACTGCTACTTGAACGATAGGTTTGCGTAGTATGAAGATGAAAAAAATTGTGTAAAATTCCATCAACTTGTTCTCGGATAAAATTCGAGATGTAAGTTGAACATAATTTTTTCAGACGTTTAATCTGGATCAATTTTTCGATGAATGGATGATCATTTTTTAAACATTCAATTGATTCCTCGTCCGTGGAAGGGTTACCTTTTTCAGTCATATTAACTGGTTCTATTTTCAAACGGTTGAATAATAAGTCGGCCAGCTGGGTACTACTATCCAAATTGAATTTCCTCCCATAGGATTCCATCCATATCTTGACCTCTGGTTCATCCTGAATTTGTTTTTCCAATTCACGAATTGTATCAGCAATCTGATCCAATTTTTTCTTACAATATTCCAAGTCAATATGAATTCCGTTACATTCTATCTGGCTTAATATTTCAGTCCCCTTATGAAGCAAATCATATCCACGGTAGTCAATATAGCTGATTGCTTTCATTCGATCCTCCAGTTATTCATTTGAATGCCGGCGATCAAATATTCAAACAAAGCATCTTCTCCATTGTAAATCATTAATTCATTCTTATCCAATTCCAGAATACGGTTAAAGGCATTGGCTCCTAATTCACCTTCATCCCGTTTCCCTGCTAAGAACGGTTCGATGTGAGAGGAATAATCCAATTTTCCAAGCCGGACATAGGTTTGAAATTTCAAACCCGTGATCTTGGAACGGTTATCTTCAACATGAGCAGCGATCATCGTGTCCCAATACCAACCCCTAGGAGCGGTGTCTAGAATTACACGGCTCCACGTATCTTCAAATTTCATATTGGAAGCAATTTTCAAAATGTTGCGATGACGCAAAAAAGCTTTCCAGACATTCGACAAGCCAGAATTCCACAAAAAAGAGGTGGCTTTATCAGGATTGTCGCAAATAGCAACCGATATAATTTGATGACCTTCCTTGTGAGGTTTCAAACCCGTAGTTTCATAATCGAATGCCACTGGAAACGTTTCCTTATCCGCTCTCTCTAACATAGCCTGGATCAATTTTTCTACATATTTTTGCCCAGAATTCTGACGCGTATCAATCGTTTGAATTTCATAATTCAAAATAGGAAATGGAGCACCGATAAGATCAGCTGCGCGTTTCAAATCCTGCTCCAGATAAATGGTCGATGAATAGTCACCTCCATCTTCATTCCGTTTAACAAATGATGGGTGAAACACAGGCACAACCCAACATTGATAGTCCTGATCGGGGATAGTCCAGCCTCTCCATTTGTTGATACTGAATGATTCATCCCTCCACTTGATCCGGCCTCCGAGGAAGGATTGAACCGCACTGCCGCCGACCAACAAAATCAGCTTAGGTTTGAACTTTTCTATTTCCTCAAATAGGAATACACGACAGCTATCTATCTGTAAGGTCGTTGGCGTAGCGTTGCGGGGTGGCCGGCAATTTACGGCATTAGTTTTGCGGCAATCAACATTCATGTTGATTCCTACTTGTTTCAATTTTTTTTCAAGAAAACGTCCTGAATCCCCGCAAAACTGAGTTTGACGTTTATCCTCCTCGGCTCCAGGGGCTTCTCCAACGATCAAAATGCTTTTGCGCCCATCGCCCGTGGGTTTCATTTTTGGTGTCAAACAAGACTTGTATAACCCGCAAGCATTACATCCTATTTTAACACGGTGAGATCCCCCCAGGATATGACCTGGGGGGATTTTAGGCTGTAGGATTTGAGAGTTGAAAAATCCCTTCATTTCGCCTCCTTTCTGAATACCATACAATATTCGTGGCTTTTAGTGAAACGTTTGAATTTGATTACATCCCGGATGAAAGCACAAGAACGTTTCAAATCGACAATATAAATGGCGTGAATCACAAAACCAGCCTTTTGAAATAGATTGATCAAATCAGAATGATAAGCAAAATATGTGTTATTTTTCACAAAATCATTTACAAACCAACAACAATACGTGTTGGGTTTCAGGATGCGGTAATTTTCAGATACATGTGCCTGAAGGGCATCCAAAAATTTCCCATAATTTTTGTGATTTCCTAACTGTTCCGGTTCATCCCCATAATATTCTATGTCCCAATAGGGCGGGCTGGTTATCGTGAAATCCGCGCATTCAGAATCAATGGAGGGAACTGAAGCAGAGGAACCTTCAATCAATGTAATAGAACAGGGATTGGGAAATATACAATGTTGATTTTGAGCCAATAATTTGTCTCTGATTATGAGGTTGTGCTTCATGAATTCCTTGCTCACGTCCACCCCGATGTAATTACGCTTGAGATTATATACCAGTTGCATACGGCTGTTATGACCAGCGAATGGATCATAGACCGTTTGGCCTTCCTTTGTATAAAATTTGACCAGAATTTTTCCAATATTTTGGGGGAATATAGATAAACCGCCCTTTTTGCCGCGCACTGCCGTACCCGATATGACGAACAGTTTGCGGTAAAAATTCCCCTTCACTTTTCGCATAATGCTCTTGTGTCGTTCGCATTTCAACGGTCCCCGTTCATCCATAATTGGATCATTTGCGTCCGAATTTTCCCTGGCCATGATACTGGTTGGAATACATCCAAGCATCAGTTTGAATTCAGCACGTATACGTGAGGATTCCTTGTAAGATTCAATAGTTTTTGGCATTTTTCTTATCCACCCGGTTGATCCAAATAACATGATCCAGCCGTTCAGACCGGAAATGAATGGTGTTATCACCTACGGTACCTTCTGTCATTTGTTTCAAAATTTCTTTGAAATTCCTGGGGTTGATAAGAAAGGATATGGGCGAAGATTTGTATTCGATCCTACAATGTTCCTTACACCATCCCGATTGTCCTTTGCCTTCCATCTCAATCAGATCCTCCTTGAGGTGCACTTCAATGACTTCATCTAACGGATCAGTTGAAAGGAATACTGAAACACGTTCAATGATATTCTCCATATTTTTTGGGAATTTAATCAATTCCTGATTTTCTTTGAGTACCCGTTTCATGATATCATCCAAATCGGGATAGTTCATATTCTGATAAGTGCGACATGAAATTATGAAATCATTTTTTTCTTCGGTGGAAAAACGTATCCAATTACGGTCTGGAGTAATTCCATATTTTTTTAGCGTCTCATAATTCAGCAATTGTTTTGCGCTGGAGGCAGGAAGGAGAAATGGATCCAGTTTTTTCTTTTTTTCCATATCTGTTTTGTAACGCATGAGGCGGAAATTGTCGCATGATTCGATCAAGCCGGTCTGGCTAATATTCACGCAGGTCAAAACGGGATTGTTTTGATTTTTGCTCACGCAAGGGATACAATACCGCAAACCATCAAAGAATCCTCCCGGCAAGGACATGACCTTTTCTTCCTGTTGAATTTCTTCCACGGGAAGGGTAATTGTTTTTTCTATTCTGATGCCCGCACTCATTCGATTGGCCTTGATGATTAATTCTTCATTGGTAAATTCCAACTCCAACTCCTCAGTCTGCATACGTTCAATCAGCTTGTATAATTCCTCTGCCGGCACTGCGCATTCAGGCAGATTGACTTCAATAGGTGCCTCAACAGAAATTTCATCATTGAAGGTGTACACACGGTTTCCCTTGAACACAAATGTGCTAGATTGTTCAACGATGGCCTGATTGGATAATCCTGGCTTTACCTTGTCCAGAGTTTCCAAAAATATTTTGCGGTTCAATTTTGTTTTCATTTGAAATATCTCCTTTTTATTTTATCCATTTCCATGAATAAATCGAATTCACTTCAATGGGATTCAAACGTAATTTGAAATTTTGTAATCCAATATTATCCAAACATCCTCCATCATTGACCCGTTTTTCCTTGGAAAGTATTTCAGGATCAGTGTAAAAAAGATATCTCAAATATTCATCCAAAAAAGGTTGACCAGGCATGACTACGCAACATCTGTAATTAATGAATTGATGATTTTCATCCCATACGTTCATACCAAGCAGCTGATCCTGGTAAAATATACCCTTGCGGTGACTTCCATTGAAGCAGAAATTAGTCAATGTATAATAATCATGAATCTCATAATCATACCGTGGATGATAGTGCGTGAGTATCCATTGAGACACTAGGAGAGGTAAACCTATTTCATCATCTGACAATGGAAGGTATTCGCTATCAGGATGATGTTTCGGCCATTTGCGGATATTTTTTCTGAACACAGACCATTTTGATCCAGATAAATCAATAAATTCCATTGGATCATAAATAAATTCATAATCCAAAATCGAAGAAAGCACAATATTTTCTGGTATATTATTTATTTTTCCTTCTGATTTGTACCAGTGTGATCCTATGCTCCAGCCACTCCATATTGTATCATATTTTGGATCATGACCCGGATAGCCGACTGAACCATCGTTGATATTGATTGGAGGCACAGCATAGGCTTCAGGTGCCTCCTCCTCCTCCCACCATACATAATCATGATCTATTATTTCACGCAGATCTGACAAATACAAATACTCATCACTCATCCAGAAATTTGGACGTATTTGAAACCTCTGTAACGTTTGACAATATATTGAAACCGGTATCAATTGATTTTTCATTTTGTTTTTTCTCCTTTTTTCTGCTTCCGCATCTTTTTTTTATGGCGCATTCCTGTCGTTTTCCGTCTCTC